CTGTTCGATAACCCCGACGCAATCAGCATCGGCTCGAAGGGGCAAATATCCGAGATGCCACGAATGCTTGTGGACGGGATGCTGGATGAGTATACTGTGCAGGACTTTACTTGGGAGCATTGAAATGGAAAGCAACGAACTCTGCGACAGTTGCAGTAAGAACGAGGCGGAGGAGCCACACACCTGCCCGTATATGCGTGCGAAATACTGCGAGGATGCGGAACTAAGCGCCAGACTATGTGATTGCTGCGATGAATGCCACGCTAAATGTGAGGAAAAAGCATGACAACACCTTGGAACCCTGACGGCATTTGGCAAGGCGAAACAGTCGCAATCCTCGGGGCTGGCCCCGACATGACCGCCGAACTCGCAGCAACCGCCAAAGGCTACAAAACCATCGCCGTGAACCGCGCTGTGAAATTCGCACCGTGGGCGGATATGTTCGTCGCCCTCGACCCGCACCACCCTTTCTGGGAAGAGCGGGATAACGTGGGCTTCAAGGGCATCTCGGTGTGCGGCGTGGAATGTGATTACGACGCGATGTACGCGGGGATGTTCTACGAGCGCGTGAACCTCGCCGATGGGCACACGCTGGAAGTGCGCAACAACGCGCTGGCCGCTTTGCGAATCGCGGCTCGCGCAGGCGCATCGAAAATAATTCTGCTGGGCTTCGACACCGCGCGCTACGAGTGGGTTCACGCCGAGACTGGCTTCCGCGGCCTGACAGAAGGACTCGCGCAGATGATCGCCGAACTCACCGCAGCGGGGATCGTCATTGAGCAAATCGACAGCCCGAACCAGAAGCCTGGTACTTACGCTTTGCGGCGCGGGGAACAGGTTGATGCGGCTACGTTCCCGATCATAAAGCCGGGCGATACCGTGGGCGCGCCGTTTGCCGGCGATACCGTGGGCGCGCCGTTTGCCGGCGATACCGTGGCCGCGCCGGTTGCGGGCGATACCGTGGGCGCGCCGGTTGCAGGCGATACCGTGGGCGCGCCTGTTGCGGGGGATACCGCGGACGCGCCGGCATCCGAGGTTAAAAAAGGCTGGTTCTAAGCCATGATCTTCAACCCGAACGCCCGCATACGGATCGAGTACCCCGTAGCGGGCGTTGATCCCGTTTACCAAACCCCAACCGTGACTTGGACACTGCTCGGCATGGCTTGGGCGGAAGTGAAGGACAAAGCACCGGCGCGCGATGAGGCACTGTTGAATGTCTTGTCGCTATCCAGTGTGCGCGCGCAAGTCAGGCTCCGGTACAGGACAGACATTGACGCATCCATGCGCTTCGTGATTATACGCGGGGCGGAAACAGTTTGGACGATTGTGGGCGGGCCGGGGATGCTGGGTAACAAAGAGCAAATCGAATTTTTGTGTGAAAGGAAATCAACATGATGCGCGCCTGCGGCAGTGATGAATCTAATGAATTGATCGCGTATCTCAAATCGAAATTCGAGATACCAGAAAACACTAACGAAATTATTTTGCGAATCGCGGTAGATGAGGTAATCACCGTGACCTGTACTTACGCACCGAACTTCAAGGATGCGCCGAAGTTGTGCCGCCCTGTCACGGGCTAAAATGGCTGAACGCAACGTCCACTTCAAAGGCATGTCCGAACTCTCGAAGTTCATGGAGCAACTCGCCCCGAAGATGGAAGCCAACGTGATGCGGGCTGCGCTCAACGCGGGCGCGAAGATCGTTGCGGATGCCGCGAAGCAGAACTGCCCAGTCGGGCCACCAGGACGCGAGAACGCGAGAATCTACGGGGGCTACGCGGGCGCGTTGCGCGACAGCATCCGGCGCGGCTCAAGCATCAAACAGCGCAAAGGCAAGGTCATCGCCTACGTGCGCGCGGGCGGACACGCAAGGGGCAAAGCGGCGGACACGTACTATGCAAAGTTTGTCGAGTACGGCACAATGCCGCACGGCAAACACCCCGGCACTTCGCCGCATCCTTTTATGCGCCCTGCGCTCGATGCCGAATCGGAACACGCCTTGGCGGTGATAGCGAATTTCATCAAGCAGCGGCTTGAAACCCGCCACGGTTTAGACACGTCAGCCGTTGTACTCGGAGAAGAACGATGATCGGATCACCAAGTCGGTATCTGCCTTATCTGAGAAGGGTGTACGGTCAATTCGTCCTTACTATGTACGCGGCAGTAGTAATCGCGGTGTCTGTCCGAAACACCAGAACCGTCTTTGGAGTAGAAATCCGCGACCGAGCATCCGCGCGCAAGCGCGAGAACGTCAAGCCAATCCTCACGATCAATCCGCGCAACAAGGCAATAGGCGTTGCTAACTCTGCGGTAGCCCAACTTTATAAGTTCTTCGGACGAGAGGGATGTGGTAACGTCCGCTTCCGTAATTTTGCATTTAAACGCCATTTTAGTTCTCCTTGTTCAGAATGGTTTAACTATACAGTAGGCAATATATTCCTGTCAACAGGGAAATTAAAATGAGCGGAACCGCAATTATCAAATCGCTACTCGGCGCGAACGCCGCGCTTGTCGCGCAAGTACCCGCCACGCGCATCTTCGTCGGCGATGTGCCGCTGAACACGACACTGCCCGCGATCTCGGTAAAACGGATCAGCGGCACGTCCTATCTGCCGATGGATATGGTCTTGACAACCACCTTCCAGACGCAGCGCATACAGGTGACGTTGCTCACCAAGACCGCAGCGCAAGACGCGATATGGGCGCTTATCCGCCCCGCGCTGCCCAATACGCGGGGCACAGTCAGCACGTTCGCGGTGGACAGCATCCTGCCTGACATTGAGGGGCCAGATATGTTCGATCAGGTAGCCGTGATCTATCAGCAGTCCACGGACTACATGGTTAAGTTTGCACGCTAGGCTAAGTTTTCTGCGTCAAGCGAATCGAGTACCCCGCGCAACTCGGTGGCAAATACGTTCCCCGAATGTTCGTAACTTCCAAGCGATCCTGCCTCCAGCCGGTGGCGTAGTGCCTCAACGGTAGTTTCTTCGGGTTCCCACAGGCCTTCCAGCCCGTAGCACGAACAATGTCCGCCGTTCACCTCGTATAGCTTCCCGTCTCGCTTGAACAGGACGAATGCGTCTCCGCTGTAATTTTCGTAACCGTAACTGGCGAGCAATATGTCGAGATTCTGCCATTTCGGATCGACTAACGCATCAGTCATTTTTTGTTTGTTTTCCAACCAGTACCCCACGTTAGAGTAGGGCGCTTTCTCAGCCGCGTAATCCGCTCCTGAGATGTAAACACCTTCAAAATCCCCTATCAAATCTATAAGACCTTTACCTGCCCAATCGTTCAGATACATTTTTATCTCCTTCGTATTTAAGAGTAGGCAATATATTCCTACTCGCAAACCCTGTCAAGCAATTTGTTTGACACGACCACACAAAACACAGTAGTATCACGCAGGAAATTTGTGGCAACCGTATTCTAACGCAGGGATGCGCTGAAACGGATCATTTCAAATCATCATCGCATTGTTGCGACATGAAAGGAGTTTCAAATGGTACAACGTACAATTATCAATTCCGCTGCGGGCGCAACCATGGCGATCTCCGCTTCTCTCCCGGCGACCTATGACGCCGCAGGCTATGGCGCGACCACCATGGTCTATACCGCAGTCGGCCAAGTCGAGAACTTCGGGCAGCACGGCATGACCGCGACGGTGACGGAATTTACGCCGGTCGATACCGCCGTGGTGACGAAGGTTAAAGGCTCGAAGAACTACGGCACCAAATCGCTGACGATCGGTTCGATCCCCGGCGATGCGGGTCAAGTGATTCTCAAGGCCGCATCGGAATCCAGCAACCGCTACAGCGTCAAGATTACCTACCCCGACACTTCGATCCATTACCTCGACGTGCTGGTGTCCAAGTACGACCAAGTGGACGGCGCGGTGAACGACATTCAGAAGATCACGTGTGATTTAGCCGTGTGTCGCCAGCCGGTGATCGTACCGCAAGCGTAACCCCGCATAGGCGTGCTGCCCTAAATTCCTTCGCGGGCGGGGCGGCACGTACTAGCACATTTTGCCCGCGAAGGATTACCGCGAAGGAAAAATAATGGACATCCGCACTAAAGCAGTAGCACAAACCAGCGTTCTCGAATTGCGTGACGCGAATGACGAACTGATACCCGGCATGGCAGTGACGGTGTATGGCCCCGGCTCGAAGCAGTACGCCGCAGCACAGGCTCGCCAATCGAACCGCATGATCGACGCGCTCAAGAAGAAGGGCAAGACCGATCAGAGCGCCCAGCAAAAAGCCGCCGAAACAGCGGAGTTCTTGGCTGACGTGACGGTTGAGTTCAGCGGGTTGGAATATGACGCTTTGACAGGTCGCGAACTGGCTCTGGCCGTGTACTCCGACACCAGCATCGGCTTCATCGCCGATCAGGT